AAAACGTAACCTAAAGAAAATATTGGGTGAGTCTCTCAATGATAAGATTAAAAAATACGAAGACATTTTAAAAAGTGGCTCTGATTTAAAGCTTGAAAGAGGTAATATATTAGTATCACTCACAGAGTTAGAAGTAGAAGATTCTAACATATCACAAAACCTGCTAGAAGAGAAAAATAAACTCTCTAAAATGAAATTAAATGCAACTGCTGCTTCGGAGGCTAAAGAAGTATCTAGGTTAAAGAAGACACTAAAAACCTTGAGCGAAAGATCTAATTTTCTAGATGCTGAAAAATTGCGACTAAGCGAAAAAATCGGTCTATTTCAACAACAACTTTCAGATTCTGAAGAAGAAAAAGAAAAATTTGCAAATTTAAAAAAGCAATGGAATGCTTACAACGCTTTTTTGCAATCAGTAGATAAGAAAGGGATACCTTTAAGAATAATGAGTGTCCAGCTTCCACTGATAAACTCTGAAATAGAAAAGATTTTGCATGGCGTTGTTGAATTTACAATAGAAATAGAAGCGGATGACTCGACAAACGCATTAGACGTTTTTATCAACTATGGAGATTCTAAGAGAGTGATCGAATGTGCTTCGGGGATGGAGAAAATGTTATCATCTCTAGCTATCCGCGTTGCTTTAATCAATGTTTCTAATTTACCAAAGTCTGATTTGCTTATAATCGATGAAGGTTTTGGTACTTTAGACGAGGGTAACATTGAAACTTGCAATAGGTTGCTAGTTTCACTCAAGAGGTGGTTTAGACACATATTTGTAATATCGCATATAGATGCTATCAAAGACGTTGTCGATAACGTTTTAGATATTAGAAGCAAAGGAAAAAATTCTTTAGTTGTTCATGAATAATTTAATTGATATTTATATAGACGAAAGAGATAAGTGCACTCCATCTTTTTGTGAAATATGCGGTGCAACTTTACAAACTTTGGAAGATACGTTGCACGCTTACCATGATGGTGGATGTGGAAATTGCTTTGTTTTATTTTTAGAGCCAAACAGGAACATAAAAGGCAAAAAATGGAACCCAAGCAAAAAAGAGATAGAAAAATGGCTTCTAAACAATAAAATAGAGTTTAAGCCAATGTACAAGTTCTTTTAGGAGGAAGAAGAAATGTTGAGTTCAAAAGAAGTGAGTGTTTTAGGCCAAGTATTTAATCATACTTTTGGCTATTCTAGCGATACGATGAAAGTAACGTCTAGTCTTCATGGTGATAGTTTAACTTTGAAATATTTGGCAATTATCCAGTTTGCTAGTGAAGAATCTATGGAAAAACAAAAAGCTGAATACGAGAAAGAATCAGTTAAAGTGATAGCTGATGCGCTTAAAAAGATGAAAGAAGAATTTAGGGAAAAAGCGGAAAGGTCTATTAATGTGAAAGAAGAATCTCGAGATGATTCGGTTGAGCTAATAAGCACCTCGCCTTATGCACCTAGGAAGCTCGCATACTACAGAGTAAACGTCCAATTAAAGGTTGAATAGAAGTAGATGCCTCCATCAACCAAACAGCGACAAGTAAAAGAAATTATTAAATGCGGAAAAGATCCGGTTTATTTTTTCAATAAGTACGTAAAAATACAGCATGCAACTAGGGGAACTTTACCTTTTAATACATATGATTTTCAAGATGATTGTGTTGATGACTTTAACGAGCATAGGTTTAACGTAATTGTAAAAAGCCGGCAGCTCGGCCTATCAACGCTAGTGGCTGCTTATGCTGTTTGGCTAACGATTTTCTATAAAGATAAAAATGTTCTAGTAATTGCTACAAAATTGGCAGTTGCTCAAAACTTTATTAGAAAAGTAAAGTTTGCGATTCGTTCATTACCCCCGTGGTTGCTAATGCCTGAGATTGTGTCTAATAATAAGCAGTCGTTAGAATTTTCTAACGGATCTATTGTGAAAGCTATTCCAACATCAGATGATGCAGGTCGATCAGAGGCATTATCATTGTTAATAGTTGACGAGGCTGCCTTTGTTAGGAATTTTGATGAACTGTGGATGGGCTTATATCCTACCCTCTCTACTGGTGGTAGAGCTATAGTATTATCAACTCCGAATGGTGTGGGTGGACAGTACTATGATATTTATACCCAAGCAGAAACTGGCGATAATGACTTTAATGCAATAAAGCTTCCCTGGGAAGTACATCCTGAACGCGACGACGCTTGGTTCGACAAAGAGACAAAAAATATGACTAAGCGTCAAATTGCGCAAGAGTTATTATGTGATTTCCAGTCTTCCGGCGAAACTTTTATAACCCGACAAGACATCGAGTCTTTGATGATGTCTATCAAAAGTCCCGTCGAAAGATGGGGACCAAGTAACAACGTCTGGGTTTGGAAGTACGTTACGCCAGGAAATCGTTACGTAATAAGTGCTGATGTTGCTCGTGGAGATGGTGCAGATTTTTCTACATTTCATGTAATAGATACGAATGAATCTGAAGTGGTTTGTGAATTTAGAGGTAAAACTCCCCCTGACCAATTCGCTATTGTTTTAATGGAAGCTAGTAAAAGATATAATAAAGCAACTATTTGTCCGGAAAGCAATACATACGGATATGCTGTTTTAATGAAGCTAAAAGAATTAAAGTGCCAAGAAATATATTTTGAAAAAGAGAAAGATAGGATATCAGCTCTTTATGGAGACGGTCCAATATCTAAAGCAGGTTTCTCTACTCAAGGACCTTCTAGATCTAAAATCTTAACAAAATTAGAAGAAGTTTTAAGAAACAAGCAAATAAGAATATATTCGTCTAGATTCTATGAAGAAACTAAAACTTTTGTTTGGAAAGGCAACAAACCTCAGGCTATGAGGAGCAAGCATGACGACTTAGTAATATCTTTAGCTATTGGAATTTGGCTATACGATACTTCTAACTTTCATTCAAAAAGCTCAGCTAACATCAATAAAGCAATGCTATCGGGTTTTGGTTCGAAATCTAATTCTTTTGCAGGATCAGTAGGTTCTTCTTTCGGCAATGAATATTTAAAAAATGTCTTGAACACCCGACGCGCTATACCATATGATTCAGTATCTAGATTTCTATCGGGAAGTTTCGATACTGAATTTAAGTGGCTAATTTAAATTTTAAAGAAAGCTATGATTCTAATATTATAGCATAGAGCAAAAATATGGCAGAAAAAGAAAAAAATTTATTTCAAAAGTTAACTAGACTATTTAGGACCGGTCCGGTAGTCAAGAGGAAGATTAAAACCGCTAAAACAGGCGGCTCTAAATCAACTGCAGCTGATCTTTTTAAGAGGGCTCACAGCGATATATATAATAGTACTTTAAGCGCTTATGGTTCTTTTGATAGAATGGCTCGATACAGCGATTTTAGCGAAATGGAAGCAACGCCCGAGTTAGCTTCAGCGCTAGATATCTATTCCGAAGAGACTGTATCGTCCGACGAACATGGCCGCTGTTTGCACATCTATTCTGACGATTCTCAAAAACAAGAATTGCTTAGTACGCTATTTCATGATACGATAAACGTTGAATTTAATCTTGTGATGTGGGTTAGAAATTTAGTCAAGTATGGCGACTTCTTTCTATTCAACGATGTGCATCCAGAATATGGCGTCATTAATGCATATCCAATACCGATAACTGAGATTGAACGAGAAGAAGGGTTTGATCCCGACAATCCAGCAGCTGTTAGGTTTCGTTGGATAACTCAAGGCAATGCTATATTGGAAAATTGGCAGGTTTCACACTTCAGACTACTAGCGAATGATGCATTTTTACCTTATGGAACGTCTGTTTTAGAGTCAGCTAGAAGAATATGGCGCCAGCTAATTTTAATAGAAGATGCTATGTTAGTTTATAGAATTATTCGAGCGCCTGAAAGAAGAGTTTTCTATATTGATGTTGGTAATGTTCCCCCGGAAGATGTATCAAATTACGTCGAACAAGCAAAAAGCGCCCTGAAGAAGAGCGTAGTAACAAGCAGCCAATCAGGCCAATCAGATCTAAGATATAATCCGATGGCTGTTGACGAAGACTATTATATACCAGTTAGAGGTGGTGATAGTGGCACAAGGATTGATACACTTGCGGGCGGTCAAAATGCAACAGCGATAGAAGACGTAGAGTATATTCAAAAGAAACTATTTGCAGCATTGAAAATACCAAAAGCATATTTGGGCTACGACGAAGACATTGGTTCTAAGGCAACATTGGCTCAAGAGGATATTCGGTTTTCTAGATCGGTTCAAAGAATACAAAAAACCGTTATTTCTGAGTTGAACAAACTAGCTATGGTTCATTTATACTCTCATGGATATGATGGAGAAGAGCTTTTAGATTTTGAACTAAGGCTTTCCAACCCATCTTCAGTTGCACAACTCCAAAAGTTGGAATTAATTAGTACTCGTTTTGATATTGCTGGTAAAGTTCCAGAAGGTATGCTTGATAAAACGTGGGTTAGAAAAAACGTATTAGGTTTAACTGACGATCAAATTGAAGGCGTACTCGAGGGTCTAAAGAAAGATAAAGATGACGACGCGGAATTAGAGTCTTCAGGTGGCGAAGCTGGTGGAGGTGACTCTGATGATAGTGGCGGTGATGATGATGAAGGGGGTGGTCTTTTTGATGTAGATCTAAATAATCCTGATAATCTAATGACTGACACTCCAATTCAATTATCTGATTCAGGCGTTTCTACATTTAAAGAAGCTGACGACGACGAAGACGACGATTTAATTCTATCGATGGATGACGAAGACGCTCC